ATCTGGCGCCAAGCAGCTAGAGCAACAGCAAGAGGCGCAGCGCTACACAGCTAACCTCACAAAGTTCTACGCTGGCTCGCCAATTACCGTGGCGATGCGCATTAAGGGCAATCCAGAAATTCTGCACAAGTTCAACATCGACACGCTGCTCGACCACAGGCCAGCGGGCGATGCAGACGGCGTGCTGAAGTATCGTGCTGACCTCGACGCTCGCATTGCTCGCCTCGGCTTTGAGGGTAAGGGTAATGGCAAGTTCAAGATGCAAGAATCTGCGCTGTCTGAAGCTTCTTACATCGCCTCGCCAGTCTTCGTTCGCGTCAAGGTCATGGGTCCGAACGTCGACTTCAAGACCAACACTGAGCTAGACGGCGACTACGCTACCAGCGTGCTGACCGACTGCTACTATACGGTGTTCAAGGTGTCGAATGAGTTTACTGGGCACAATTTCACGCAGACGCTCGAGCTCTACTCGCACAACATCTTCGGCGGCAACAAGATTGCCGCCGCAGGTCCAGCGACTCAAGGAACACCAGCTAAGGAGACGAAGTGAATTTGCCAGGACTAGTTGAGGGCGTAGTTGTTGAAACGGCTGACCCACAAGAGATGGGTCGCTTCAAGGTCTGGTGTCCGTCAATCGATGGCGACCTGACCTCGTTCGACGTCAACACGCTGCCGTGGGTTCTCTACACCTCGCAGCTAGCTGGCTCTGCTGAGGACTACGCTGGCGGTGGCAGCGGCGCCAAGGCGACTGGACCAGTCGCCTACGGACTGTGGGCTGTGCCGCGCGTCGGCGCTCACGTCATCATCGGTTTCCTCTACGACGACCCGAGCCTGCGCGTCTACATGGGCTCATACTTCGATGTGCACACGAATCGCTCGCTGCCTGCCGGTCGCAACAAGGATGGTGGTGCCCCAGTGTCAGACACCTTCGAGACGATTGAACCAGCCGCCTCAAATCTGAAGGCGCAGTTCAACGGCAAGCTCGGTGATTCGATTGCCAAGACGCGTGGCGCCTACGAGCGACAGGCTGCGCAGGCGCTGACGGACAAGTCTGACGCAGAGGGCTACTCGACGCGCACTGCCACGGTCAAGGACAAGGATACCGAGAGCACTGGGCTTGACCCACAGACCTACTGCATTACGACGCCTGGGCGACACGCCATCATTCTGCAGGACGATGCCCGCTTTGCTCGCATTCGCATCAAGACTGCTGAAGGGCATCAGGTCATCTTCGACGACGCCAACGAGCGCATCTACGTCTCGACGGCGCAGGGCAAGACTTGGGTCGAGCTCGACGCTGATGGCCACGTGCACATCTACGCAGCCGAGGCTATCAGCATGTCGACTGGCGGTGACTTCAACGTGTCGGCGCTTGGCAACATCAATCTTCAGGCTGGCAAGAATCTGAACCTCAACGCGACTGGGCACGCGCGCATGACGGCGTGCGAGGATGTTTCACTTTCTGGTGACGGTGGTCTTGACCTGACGTCTGGCGTGAAGTTCAACATTCTGTCGAAGGGCATTCTGTTCCTGACTGGCACAGCGATTCAACTGAACGGTCCCAAGGCCACCGAGGCGAAGTGCGCTGATAAACCTACCATCGTGCCTGATCACGAGCCCTGGCCGAGGCCTGGCACTACGGGCAAGCGTGGCCCAAACTGGAAAGCGTAACGTATGTCCTTCAATCCTAATGCAGCAATCTACCGTGGTTTTTCCACTGCGAGCAGCTACGAGACGCGTGGTGGTCCGTTCACGACCACCGACTTCGAAACCGTGAAGCGTGATCTGCTCAACCATATCTACACGACGCCTGGCGAGCGCGTCATGCAACCGAACTTCGGCACGCGCATTCCGATGATGGCGTTCGAGCCACTTGACGAGCGAAGCCTGAAAGTCGTTGAGGACGATTTGCGAATGGTCATTGAGTACGACCCTCGCCTTCAGATGGTTGACATTGCCGTCATGGCGCTGCCAGACAACAACGCCATCGTCGCCTTTGTTGACGTCATCTACCTTCGCCTGAACACGAAGGAAACGCTCAAGCTCACGTTCCCCGTTGGATCATAAATAGCTGACGCTCACACAGGACATTCTTCATGGCGCTTCGCACAACCTACTCCGCTGAAACCTGGGACAAGATCTATCAGGCTTTCAACGCAGTCTCCTTCGTTTCGTACGACTTCGACACAATCAAGCAGTCGCTGGTTGACTACACGCGCACGTACTATCCCGAGCAGTTCAACGACTACATTCAGTCGTCTGAGTTCATCGCGATGCTCGAGTTGTTTGCGTACATCGCCGAGCAGCTCGCCTACCGTGTCGACATGGTTGCGCACGAGAACTTCATCACGACGGCGCAGCGCAAGCAGTCGATTCTCAAGCTCGCCAAGCTCATCAGCTACAAGGCGACGCGCAACATTCCAGTGCGTGGTCTGGTGAAGGTCACCACCGTCTCGACGACCGAGCGCGTCATCGACAGTCGTGGCGTCGACCTCTCTGGTCTAACCATCACGTGGAACGATGCGAACAACGTGAATTGGAAGGAGCAGTTCACGCTCGTCATGAACCGTATTCTTCGTTCGCGTCTCGGCCAACCACAGAAGACACAGACGGTTGGCGATGTCGTGTTTGACCTTTACGCGCTGCGCAACGACCCTGCCACTCTGCGTAATGCGGTGTTCGCCTACAAGGCGTCAACTGGTCTCGAGTCGTTCAACATGGAAATCGTGTCAGCTGACGTCGACGACAATGGTCCGTTCGAGCGTGAGCCTGACCTTCAAGCGCCGCTCTCAATCATGTACGCCAACGACGGTATTGGCGACGGCTCAGACTACACTGGCTTTCTGTTCTTCACGAAGCAGGGCATTCTGACGCGCATCGACTACGACATCACGCAGCGCCTTCCAAATCGTCGCCTCGACTTCGATCCTGAGAACGTCAATCACACTGACGTCTGGGTTCAAGGTCTGGCGTTGAATGGCAGCGTGGCAGAGCGTTGGCAGCAGGTTGATACAGTCGCTGAGCAGAATCTGGTCTTCAACGACATTCGCAGCACTCGCAAGAAGTTCGAGGTCGATACTCGCGAGAATGATCAGGTCACCGTCATCTTTGGCGATGGTGACTTCTCTGACGCGCCGATCGGCTCGTATCGCTTCTGGCTTCGTCAGTCAGCGAACCGCAGCATCGTCATTCAGAAGAATCGCATTTCGAATCAGGTGATGGCGCTGAACTACACGTCGACGCTCGGCAACGCCGAATCGATCACGATGACGTTCAGTCTGACCTCGACGCTGCAGAATGGTTCAGCCACCGAGTCGATTGAGCACGTTCGTCGCTCAGCGCCGGCAACCTACTACGCTCAGAACCGCATGGTCAATGGGCAGGACTACAACACGTTTCTGCTGAAGGACCCAACCATCCTTCGCCTCAAAACGATCAATCGCACCTTCGCTGGACAGCCAAAGTACATCGACTGGAACGACGCATCAGGTCAGTACGAGAATGTCAAGCTGTTCGGCGACGACCTGGTCATGCGCTACGTCATGACGATGAACACGATCACGACGAGCGTGTCTGGCAAGGGTCTCATCGATGACGTCATCGAACCGCTGCTCAAGGAGCCAGGCGTCGTTGACCTGCTGCTGCACATTTCGGCAACTGACCCAGCCACTCGTGGTGTTGTGTCGGCGCCCCGCCGCAAGTTCATCGAGGACAATCGCGCTCGACCATACAACATCGTCGGCTCCACGACCAAGGTCGATACCGTTCTTGGCTTTGCTGGCAACGGCTCGCTCAAGGAGAAGACTGCGATGCAGGGCCTCATCGACCGTCACTGGTACGGCGAGCCGCTGAATCGAGTTGTTGACGCCAACGGCACGCTGCTCGGCGTCATTCCAGTTCAAGGTCCAAACGCTGAGGACGATGGCAACCTCTACGATGCGACGCTGCCACGCACCATCGACAGCATCAACAAGTCGCCACCTGGCGACACTGGCTCAGGCATTCAATCGGTCGCTGCTCAAGACTACTTTGGACTGCGCTACAATCGCACGCTCGCTGCAATCGGCAATGGTACCATTGCAATCAACGGCACTTGGGTTGCAAGCGGATTCTGGCAAGCTGGTGAGGTTTGGACGATTGAAGTTCAAGCTGATGGTTTGACGCTGGCTGTGCGCTCCAATCTGCGTGGGACATTCCCGACTGGCAAGATTGGCAGTGAGTACGACATTCAGCCTGTTGGCTTCACGAACAGCACTCCGATGTTCACCGTGACGCAGGGCACGACGACGCTCGTCGCAGGTGACGCCTTCATTCTCGACACCAGCGCAACCGGTGTGCTGTCTCTTCGCTCAGCAACCAGCGGTGCCGCCAGTCCGACGTGGACCTGCAAGGTCAATCTGAATGGTTGGTGGCAGATCATGCCAGCGTCAGCGCCAGGCATGGTTGACTTCGCCTCGTCAATGGCAGACCCGCAGGTCTTCACCACAACGACGAGTTTGAAGCAGCATAGCTGGGTCATCTTCGTTCGCAAGATTCGCGCCGTCTCGACGCTGCAAGTCGTTGGCTACGAGGTCAATCATCGCAACTTCAAGCTCATCGTCGAGTCGCCAACGACTCGCTTTTGGTACAACAATCTTGATGTTCTCATCGACACCGACACTAAGAAGCGCGTCTTCGACAATGTCAAGGTGCTGCGCTCCAATCTCGACACGGCTGGACAGCCGCTTGGCACTTCACAGCTGTACGACGTTGTCGGTGCTGTTCGTGATTCAAGCGGATCGATCAACGTCAATCAGCTTGAAATCGTGCCGTCTGACCTGCTGAATGAGGACACCTCTGGCGACCTGATCCCTGATCGCCTGCTGCAGTTTGAAACATTTGCCGCCGACAGCTACGAGTACTTCTCGCTGGCAACGCCAACCGTGCTGTCTGCCGCTGACCCGACGCCTGGATCCTGGCAAGCTGGCGCCACAATCAACAACTCGCTGACGCACGGGCGCAACCTTCGTATGCCAAAGCCGTCGTCCGTGTCGAACAGCGACAAGGGCCTCGACTTCATGTGGGAGCACTTCACACCATTCACGAACGTCATCGATCCGTCGCCAACGAACATTCACGACGCCTATCTGATGACGCGCGGCTACTACGACAACGTCATCAGCTACGTGCGTGGCACCTCGCTGTCTGCTCCGACGCCACCGACGCCGCTCGACCTGCGCAACACCTACGGCTATCTGCTTGAGAACAAGATGCTGAGCGACACGCTCGTGCTGCATCCAGGCAAGCTGCGCCTGCTCTTCGGTGGTCTTGCTGAACCTCAGCTGCGCGCCAAGTTCAAGGTCGTTCGTGCGCAGTCCTCGACGCTGACGAACGAGCGCATCAAGGAAGAGATTCTGAACGTCATCAACACGTACTTCAGCATCGACACTTGGGACTTCGGCGACACGTTCTACGCCACCGAGCTGTCCAGTCTGATTCACCAGCGCTTGCCTGCCGACGTGGCGACGGTCGTGCTGGTGCCAACGTACAGCACGAACTCATTCGGTGCGATGTTCACCGTCGAGTCAGGCATCGACGAGATTCTTCAATCCGCAGCAGAGTTGGGCGACATCGAGATCGTCGACGCTCTGACGCCAACCGTGATCAGGCAGGCCGTCAAATGATTCTGCAAGAGCTGCTTGACTCTCCGTACAAGTACGAGGTTGAAGAGAACAACAAGAGCATTGAGGCGCACTTTCTGGATGGCTCGAATGAGCTTGTCATTATCACGCTCGATTGGTGGCAGGGTGGTCAGAC